AGATTGCGTCTAAATTATCGAAGCATAGGTTAGTCAGTTTTGCTAGACTCCCTGATGGCTATAAAGACATTCAGGAAATACGGGATGCAACCCTTTTGCATTCCATAATAGCTAACCGAACCGATTTAGGTTTGGAAGGGAGTTTGAAATGGTAAGTGGTGGAATTGCTGGCATTAGTCAGCGAGCCGACAAGGAAGAACAGGAACGATCCTCTAGGCGAGGACCTGGTTCTGAACTTTGGTTATACGACGGTGATATTGCTACAGTATCTATAGTTCCGTCAGGTGACCCCGAAGATTACAGGATTCAAGACTTTTCAACTTATCGTGCCACAGGTATGGGTCGTAATGGCGCATACACCTATGACGCTATGGCTGAAGGTCAATCCGAAGAGGGTCAATACAAAGCTGCTGAAGTAGATTCTGGAACTCAACTCAGAACTAAATTTGGTGTGTGGTTATACGTGGAAAACGTTATGAGAAACCCCGCTAACTCTAAAACTTTAGACAAGAATTTCGGTGAAGATGCCGTAGCTTCTTGGGAAACAGTTCAGAGTCCTAGTGGGAAGTCTTTCCTACAACAGTCCGCAGAAAATTTCCAGATGTGGTCACAAGGTTTTGGTCGCAGTAAATATCTATGGAATCAAATTGTAGATATCTATGATGAAGATGGAGCCTTGAACAAACATAAGGTTAGAATTCGTCGTACTGGAAGTGGCAGAGATGACACTTCATACTCCATAAAAACTGTTACTGACGAAGCTAGTGTTCCGTCTGAGGCAGGGGGACAATCAGCCGAATCCCTAATTCGACCTGTAGACTTTTTCCTACAGAAAGAACGTGCTATTGCTTCGGCAATAGAAAAGAGGAATGCTGATACCCAAACAACTTCATTGAATGGGGCTACGGGAACTTCCAGTAAGCCGCCTTGGGATGTGGATAGTTCGTCGGAAGTTCCGTCGTTCAACACATCCTCCGTGGATAACGACGAAGAATCGTTATTCTAGTAAAGGAGAGACAAGTATGGGTATACTTGGGTTTGTAAAGGGGTTGTTTACTGGATCTAGTGTTGAACCAGATTTAGTAAAACCTATTCGGACATCTTCTAGTCATAATGTATCTGCTCAGTTACATAGACCAACTATGTCCGCTCCGACTGCTAAAGGTAGTCGGAAACCCCGAAAACGTAACGCTAAAGGTCAATTTGTATCTGAGGCGTAAGAGGTAGGGGGGACATAACTATGTCCCCCCACGCCTACAGAATTGAGAATTTTTTGATAAAGTACGGAACAGATACATTATTTAGTAATGAATCCAAAATCGTCACTCCCGATGATTTTGATGACTCCATGAGAAAATTAAATGAGTCAGACACTCTCTTCTTAGATATTGAGAGTAATGGATTTGAATTTAATAAAAATGAAATATGTGGAATAGGATTAGCTACCCCTAAGAGTGTAGTCATGTATTTTCCATTCCGTCATGCCGACCACCCAGAAGTTTATGGTAACCTTTCAGAGGACCAAATGTTTGAGGTGTTGAGAACTATAGAGCATACTAAAACATTAGTTGGATATAATCTAAAGTTTGATTTGAAGTTTTTAGAGTACGAATGTGGATTGACCGACATAGAAGATAGTTTTACTTGGTTGAATACTCAGGATAAAACTCTTATTGACGTTTTAGTTATGACACGATTGACTGAGAAAGCCAAGCACGAAAGACTGGATTTAACTCATACCATTACTCGTGAATTTGGAGAGGAAGCTTCTCAATATGACGTTAAGTGTAAAGAACTTCTGAGAAAAAATAAGTGGAATAAAAATTTCTCCTTAGCCCCCATAAGTTTATTAGGTCCTTATTGCTGTAATGACGTATTTTGGACTAGGGAATTATATTTTGCGAGAAAGAAAGTTATAGAAGAAACCAAACAAGTTGAAATTTGGCAACAAAGCGTTAAATTAACTTCTGTTTTATATGACATGGAATACAGGGGAGTTAAGATTGATACGGACTATGCGTTAGATGGGGCTAAACGTATAGGGGCTAGACAAGAAGCGGTACTAGACAGAATCTATGCTATAGCGGGTGAAGAATTTAATGTTGCATCTAATCTACAGTTAGGTAAGATATTTGAGTCGCTAGGAATTGAGTCTCCGGATAAAACTGAAAAAGGAAACCCTTCGTGGGGAGAAAAATCCTTAGTAAAAATTAACCATGAACTAGCAGGACGAGTAAGAGAGTATAGAACACTGGGTAAGATGTTGAGTACTTACATTGAGCCACTGTCTCAGACAGATGTACTTCACTGTACCTATGCTAATTGGGGAACAGTAACAGGTAGGTTATCTTCCCGAAACCCTAATTTGCAGAATATTCCTAGAGGGATTATAAATACCGTAGAACAAAATCTCAATGAAGAAGAGATGAAAGCATTACAAGGGCGATTAGAGGCAATTGTAAAGGCTGGTAAGGGTCGGATATCTCTTGACGATCAGGATATTTCTGCGTGGGCATTTGTTGGGGAAGAAACTTTCGTTGACGGTGACCCCACTAAGTTTGCAACTAGGAATGCTTTTGTTCCTAGAGAGGGATATACCCTATATGGTTTGGATTATAAACAGATGGAAGTTTGGGTCTTTCTTTCATATTTCATGAATGACAAAGAATTAGCAGATTTGAAGGATAAAGGGGTTGACCTTCACGACAATTCCGCTAAGGCAGCATTTCACGTAGACGAGACTCACGCAGAGTGGAAGTTTTATCGTCAAGCAGCAAAGAACCTATCGTTTGGTATTTTATACGGATTGGGATTAGAAAACCTAGCTAATTCTTTAGATTGTAGTATCAAAGAAGCTAGAAAATATAAAGCTAATTTCCTAGACGGATTACCTGGTTCCAAACAGTTTATTAAAGATGTCATGGCTAAAATTACCAAGACTGGGGTGGTGCAAAATAGATATGGGCGAAAATACTGGATTCCGGCAGATTTCGCATATGCTGGCATTAACTACTTAGTACAGGGTACATCTGCTGATATAATGTCTGAGCGTATGATTGCGGTACATGACTATCTAAAGGATAAAAAGTCCGCTTTGATAATGCAAGTGCATGACGAATTATTAGTAGAGGTTGCTAAGGGGGAAGAAGAAGTCGTAGAGAGGGTTCGTACCTTGATGGAAGAGAATTCCATAGGAATCCCGTTGCTAGTAGATGTAGAAATCCATGATCCCTCATGGGCGCATGTGATGGACGCTGACAAGGCAATTAGGGAAGCACAATATCTCGCTGACAGAGAGAAGGAGCAATTGGAAGACCATTATTGTATGTGGAGACAAAAGTACGAAGACTTAGCGGAACATGCTGTAGCTTCGGCTATAGCAAATAAGACTGAAGAGGTAATAGTATTATGAAGATAGATCAATCATTAGGATTCACAGTTAATTTAGGCGATTATAATAACGCTAAAATTGAAGTGACTATACGAGATATAGATACAGAAGAAGATTTAGACGAACAAATGGCAAAAGCTAAAACCGCAATAAATAGGGCATGGCCTTTGGTTTTGTCTGCGGCTGATGCTGAAGTATCAAAAATAAGGAGTCTCGCTGATGGCTAAAACAGACACCCCTCTTATGGATCAACTTCTAAAGGGCGTTGATGGACTTACGTTAGCATCTGATAAAGATTTTAAATTCGAGCGTATTCCTTTTGGGATACCTCAACTAGATAAATTGACGGGGGGAGGTATCCCCAAAAAGCGGTTTACTCTGCTTACTGGACAGCCTAGCGGGGGGAAGTCTTACCTTGCTATGAAAGCTGTGGAGTCTGTGCAGAAATCTGGCGGAACTGCTGTGTGGATTGATACAGAGATGTCTCTAGATGAATCGTGGTTCCGCAAATGTGGAGTTGACCCCGATTTGCTGTTAGCTTCTCAACCAGCTAGCGGTGAAGCAGCCATAGAAATTGCTAGAGCTGTTATGGAAGCCGGGGTGGATTTAGTAGTTATAGATAGTATTGCGGGGATGGTTCCTGCGGCAGAGTTAGCAGACTTTGACAAACATCCTATGGGGTGGTTAGCTAGATTTGTAAATGATTCCCTTAGTAGATTGATGAGTAGGCTAAAGCATGGGTCATCATTGATCTGCATTAATCAACAACGATCATCTATTGGTCCTGTCGCCATAAAAGAGATGCCTGGTGGTAAAGGTCAAGTTTACTGGAACCATCTTATGTTAGAAGTTAGGCGAGCGGGGTGGATTGAAGATAAGAAGACTAAAACCAAGGAAGGCTTTGATATGGAAGTCACCTTGAAGAAAAATAAAACGTCCGCAGATCATTGGCAAAAAGTCGTAGTGCCTTTTAGAGTGGATGGTGGCATAGACATCATGGAAAGTTATATGCGTGAAGGATTGGCATATGGATATATAAAACAAGCTGGTGCATGGTATGACTATGCTGGAAATAAAGTTATGGGACTTAATGGTTTGAAAACTTTATTGGTAACTGAACAACCCGAATTAGGAGAAACACTTAAGGAACAGGTAGATGCCTCTCAACATTCAACAAGCACCACAGGAGATGACTCCTCAGGAAATAAAAATAGCCAACTACTTAAGTGAGTTAGGGTTGAGATGGGAGTCTCAAAGACAGGTTGGCAAATATTTTGTAGATTTTTGGATAGCTGAAATAGGAACTGTTATTGAAGCTGATGGAGTATACGGACATTTTGCTAAAAAAGATAAAGAACGTAATGAATTTCTATTAGAGAGTGGAGTAGATTATGTTTTACATATTACTACAGAAAATGCTAAGGAAATCCGTCACGACATTGATATATTTTTAGTTAATATTGCCGCAGACATGAATCGGAAAAAAGGAAATAAATGGGCGTAAAAGAGATAACCGAAAACGTTACGAAATCTTGGGATACTAAAGATTTAGGTCAACTGTTAGTAAAGCAGTTGGATAAGCAGTTGGCACACCCCCAAAAAAGTACTAGTAAGGGTAAATTCTTTGTGTCGGCTGTAGGAAATCCGTGTGACCGATATTTGTGGCTACATTATAATGGGCTAATTCCTAAAAAACCTATTTCAGCGGCTCTTCAACGGATATTTGGGGTGGGTAATTCTGCGGAAGATCGGTACGCCAAATATTTTGGCAATATGATGTTGTACAGGGAGCAGTCCTGTAAAATTGAGAGTCCAGTTCCTCTATCAGGTCGTGCAGACTTTATTTTACATCATGATGGGAAGATGTTTGTACTGGAATTAAAAACTATTAACCAACGGGGTTGGGACGATGACATAGCGAATGGACCTAAGATGGAACATTCTACCCAATTACAGTGTTATTTACATATGTTGGGACATCCTGAAGGCGTAATTTTGTACGAAAATAAAAATACCCAACAAATTAAGACATTTGTGGTCAAACGGAATGATGATTTATGGGACGGTATTCTATCTAGGGCGCAAAAGATAGCGAATATGGTATCTCCTCCTAAATTGGCAGAAGTAGAGGCAATTCACTATCATTATTGTGATTGCAAATTAGTAAAAGATGAGGAATTAGGTTTTGGATAAACGCAGTAGTAGAGTAAGCCCTGAGCATTACAAACAGTTTGAGATAGAACCGTTTGACTTCATACAAAGGAATGGGTTAGGCTTTGCCGAAGGTAATGTTATAAAGTATATTTGTAGATGGCGTGAGAAAAATGGGGTAGAGGACTTAGAGAAAGCTATACGTTATATTGAATTACTAATAGAAGGAGAAGGGGGAATATAAATGGTAGACGAAACTTGGACAGTTGAAAAAGGCTATAACAAAGCCAATCAATATGTAGAGGATATGGAAATACCTTTTATTAAAATTGATAATGCTACTAGAGAAGATATAACTTTTGGTAACTTATCAGAAGCTTCAAATACAGAGTTGCAAGAATATCTATCTGTATCAGGGGCATGGTTAGCTTTTGTCGAATTAAACTTGGCTGCTCTAGGCGCAAAAAAGGGCGCATATGAAACAGCCTTTGAAACTGGAATGAAGGTAGAAAAAGCTAAGTTGGCTGAAGAGTATTTGGCTAAAGGAACGCGTAAGCCTACCATTGATGAAATGGAGGGTATAATACTAAGAGATAACAAACGGCTGAATACTAGCATGAAAACTCTTATTGAAATTAGAGCAGCCTACGATAAATTATTGGGTCGTAAGGAAGCTTTTAAAGGATTATTCAATACATCTAGTAGAGTGCTATCAGCCAGAAGCCTAGAATCAGGGAGGGGCTAATGGATATTCTAGAAAAGGATAGATTTATAGAAGTTATGACTGTCGTAGCTGAAGCTGTATTCGATTTCCACAATAGGTGGGGATTTACACATACGGAATCTTACAAAGATCGAACAGATCAAGCTTTGGCGAAAGAGCGAATTCCGATTATAAAGGAAGAAGTCAAGGAGTGGCAGGAGTCCATTAAAAATTTTCGTAAGGATCCCGCTAATTTTGACGAGGAAACCGGAGATTTGTTATGGGTAGCCATGGGCAATCTAATGGCTGTAGCTACGCCCGACGCTAGGGATAGAATTGTTAAATTAGTAGTTGATAAAAATGAATCTAAGAATATAGAAAATTACGCCATACGTAAAGATATTGGTAAATTGATTTCTATACATAAACCGGAAAAGTGGAAAGGTGCTGAGGAACAATTAAAGGAAGAATGGGAGCTTAGAGGCTTTATTCTGGAGGATGTGTCATCCACACAGGAATAGATTGTAGTTCTAGGGCAGTTCACGCTACAATTATAGATGATGATGGGAATATCCTAAAGTGTTTGAAATTTGATGCTAAGGGTAAAAAAGCTTTAGATAGATTTCCAGATATAGCTAAAGGATTAGGAGTTTTACCTAGGTTGGTTGAGGGCGGAACGGTAGCTATTGAAAAACCTTTATATTTTAAAAACCCCCATTCAACTATTTCTATATCAGAAGTAGTGGGGGCGGTCAAAGAAGTTTTAGAATTGGCAAATATACCTTACAAAACCGTAGATAATAGAGTATGGAAAAAAGAAATTATCAGTATGGGGAATGCTTCTAAAGACGATATAATTAAGTATGCGACTAAATATTTTGACGCAGAGTTTGAAGAACAAGATTGGGCGGATGCAGCCTGTATAGCCGAATGGAGTAGAAGAAATGCCTAGAAATCCAGGGTCACTACGTAAAAAGCCTAAAAAAGCTACCTTTGTGGTGAAAAATAATACCACAGATGAAGGAAAAATAGAGCGGACCTACGAGAATCCCGTAGAGAATGTTCCAGATGAAGTGAACGAGTACAAAAAAGTTGTATATTGTAATTTTGGAGATTGTGCTTTCAATAAGGGGATTCCAGATTTATCTCATACCGAAACTACAGTTCGAAATCAATATAACGAAAGTAAGGGATGGAAACCCTTATTTCCAAAAGAAAGAGTATGGAACTCTATTTGTACTAGAGATGAAGTAGTAATTGACCTAGAACGATCATACGGCAAATCTGGGGCGGCTGCCAAAGTTCCCGCATGTTTTACTCCTAGAACTACTGTGACAGGGCATGTAGATTTTAGTAAACGGATGGGAGAATCATACCATATCGACGATAGCCAAGATCCAACGGCTAGAGATGAAGGTTGGGTAATGGACAATTCGCCCTTCCAAAATTAAGGAATTTTAATGAACCGAAAATATTCTCAAGAAGTTAAAGACTTCGCTGCTAAAACCTATATCCATGACGATGTGATAATTCCTAAAATCAAAGAAAATATTTTAGCCAAGTATGAGGTAGAGATTCCAGTGGATACTCTATATCAATGGTCTAAAGAACAAGGTTGGAAAGAATTACGCACGAATGCAATCGCTAGGGCTAGAGATAAAATGGTAGAAATAGAAGCCGACCACAGGCGGCTTGATTCAGAGGTTCATTTAGACCAATATAAGAAAATAACCGATAAAGCAGCAGGGGCTTTAGACGTTCTTCAATTTGATAGAGCTTCTGATGCTGCTAAAGCGGTGGATATGGCTATAAAAGGTGAGCGAACTATCTTAGAGGGGCTGATTTCTCGTAAATTTATTCAAGGAATCGTAACTATTATCATGGAAGAGGTAAATGATAGGGAATTGCGTCAAAGGCTAGGAACTAGGTTGCAAGACTTCTTACTAGAATTTGAGGATAGTAATGGCTAACATTGCCTCCAAAAACGAAAATGCTAAATTATCTTGGTCGGATGCTGTCAATGAGTTAGTTTCAGATTTAACTAATGATACCACTATTGATGTTCCCGAATCCTTTAAAGATTTTATCCAGAATATTTGGAAATTAAGTTTTCCTCAACCTGAGTTATTTGATATATGGCATGTGGGCTTTATTTGTGATGAATTGGATAGAGCTTTAGATGAGGGGCAGAACTTTGTTTGCGTTTTACCCCGTGGTCATTGGAAAAGTACCCTTTTAGGGCATGGATACACCATTTGGCAACTCATGAGAACTAAGGCAAATAGTAAAAGTTTATTGTATGCCTCATATAACCACGATATGGTTAGATATCACGTAAGAACCATGAAAGATGAAATTAGAGCGAATCCTATTTTATCTAATGAGTGGTTTACCAGAGATTTAGCTAGAGGGGCAGATAACTCTATAAGGTATCAGACAGCAGATGGGGGGATTGTACGGGTAGAAATGGCTGGAGTAACTCAATTCAAACGAGGATTACATACTAATGCGGGAATGGTAGACGCTAATTCTCCTATAGACCCCGGTGAACTCCCCAAAATTAAAGATTTATTTTTTAGAGCGTTGATGCCTATTCCGAATCCCGGAACTCCGACTGTTGTGGTGGGAACCCCAATGGCTCCAGGTGACCTGTTAGCGACTTTAATAGGCGACGATAAATTTAATAGTGTAGTGCTTCCAGCTTTTGATCCTGTTCCAGGAAGGCATGTCCTAGCCCCCGAAATTAGGGATAAAGAATGGCTAGAGGCGTATAAGAAAAGTAATCGTAGTTCATTTGCTTCGGAATATATGCTACAACCCCATTTTGGAACTGATGGGTATTTTACGGAAGAAGAAATTGAAAAATGTGAAGATGATTCCCTAAAAGTATATAGAAGGACGTTAGATCACGTTGAAGATTTGACAGAAGATTATGAATGGGTCGTAGCAGGGTATGATGTAGGCAAACGTCGCCACCCTGCCCATTTATCTATATTTGGTAAGCGTAAAACCGATGGTCATATTATTCAACTTTACCACGAATTTATCAGAGGTATGTCCTATCAGGCGCAGGTTGATATCTTGAACCAAGTAGCGACTAATTTTCAAATAGATAAAGGTTTTATAGATAACACCGACAGAGCATTAGAAGAAAGGGGCTTGCAAACTGATAATGAACAGGGATTAAGCGACCAAGAGAACACTGAACGAATAAGACATTTAAGAGGATTGAATAGAAAGTGGGATTTGATGCACTTTACTCGTAGAGCCAAAAATAATATGGCTACAAAATTTGAACATTATGTTGTTAGCGAAAAACTTCATTTAATACCTGATGCTGTGCAGAAAGAGCAAATTTTGGTGGTAAACCGAGACTTATACGCAGCAGAGACACCAAATGGTCACGGGGACTCATTTTGGAGTATAGGATTGGCGTGTTTGGCAGCAGATAAATTAGAAGGACCAGCATCTTATACAGGGGTAGGAGATGCCCAAGTTTTTAGTGGAAAATTCGCTGAAAAACAAGACCCAATATCCGATCATGTAGCGTATAATGAAGACATGCCTGAAGACGAAGAGCTGACTGCTGCGCTGGGCAATATTTACTCTAAATCCGTTGAAATGTACGGCGACGAATCCCTCTAGGAGACTATCTGTGACGACATCTATTGCCCAGTCCACCCAAACCGAAGAACTCCCCCATTATCACGACCACGACACACACACTCCCATTAAACTTTCCCCTAATTTTATAAATAAATATGCACAAAAAGAGTCTCCTTTAAGTCCTATGGGAACTTTTGTATTTTATAGAACTTATTCAAGATTTTCTAATAAATTGGGTCGAAGAGAAACTTGGGCTGAAGCCTGTAAAAGAGCCGTGGAATATAACGTAGGGTTGGCGTACAACCACATGGTTAAAATAGGATATACTCCTAATTTAGACGATTTGAATAAAGAGGCGGAATCTCTTTTCGATTCTATGTACAATACCAAGCAATTTGTTAGTGGAAGAACCCTATGGATTGGTGGCGGAGAAAATCATGTTGCGGACAAGTACCCTTTAGCCAATTATAATTGCTCATTTACAGCTATAGAGAAATGGGAAGATTTAGCGGACTTATTTTATCTACTATTAGTGGGTACAGGGGTAGGATTTAAATGCACCCCTGAAATGGCGGAACAATTGTCCCCCATTAGGGCTAATCTGGAAGTATTGCATGATGACTACGTTCCTGCCCCACCCGACAAGCGATTAGAGCATACTAAATGGATAGATTTAGAACAAGGCTATGCCAAGATTTATATTGGGGATTCTAAAGAAGGTTGGGTTGAGGCGTTAAGGCTCTTTTTAGAAATTTTAACCACTCATGAATACGAGCATATCAAAACAGTTAAATTTGATTATAATTCGGTTCGTCCTAGAGGGGAAAAACTAAAGACGTTTGGTGGAACCGCTTCAGGTCCCGAACCGCTGAGAGAAATGTTTGAAGGTTTTCACCAAGTTCTAACTAACCAAATTGACCCCTCTCTTGCTCCTCTACAAAGAGCATATCAGGGCTACTACAAAGCACGACCTATCCACATATTAGATATGGGTAATTTGATCGGAAATAATGTGGTAGTTGGGGGAGTTAGGAGAACCGCAGAGATATTCTTGATGGGTGAAGGCGATTACGAGGCATTATTGGCGAAATACGCCATAAATGGTCTTTGGACTGATGAACAGTTCAAAGCGCACAAGAAATTGGGTAAGCGTCTAGCTACCATAGGCGAAAAACCAGAGTGGTGGGATTCTATTAGGTTAGAAAATGGACAAAATTCTAGAGAGGGTTTAGATCATCGTAGAATGTCCAATAACTCTATTGTATTCTCAGAACAGCCGAATAGAAAATATTTGGATATGGTTTTTGATATGATGAGGTATGAGGGAGAACCGGGATTCTTTAATGAAGAAGAAGCATCTAGACGAAGACCTAATGCCGTGGGAACTAATCCTTGTGGCGAAATCTTACTGGATAGTCATGGGGTATGTAATCTCACTACCGTAAATATGGCTGCTTTTGTGCAAAATGGGGATTTAGATGTGCAGGGTTTGGTAGAAGCCCAAAAAAGGTCGGCTAGGGCAGGATTACGGATGACGTTGGTAGATTTAGAGTTACCTTCGTGGAATGATGTCCAACAGCGAGATAGATTGCTAGGAACGTCCCTAACTGGTGTCAAAGATGCGTTTTCTGCTGTATCATATAATAAGAGGAAACAAAACTCTATTTTGCAACTCTTAAGGGATACAGCTAATGAAGAAGCTGTAAGGTATGCCGCTGAATTACGGGTCAACTCGCCTTTATTGGTAACAACTGTGAAACCAGAGGGAACTCTTAGTTTAGTAGCGGGGGGAGTATCAGCAGGAATTCATATGTCGCATAGCCCGTACTATATACGGCGTATGCGTATTAGTTCAATAGATCCCTTGGTGCAAGTCATTAGAGACTTAGACTGGCCTATTTCACCGGAAGTTGGTACACCTGGCGACAATTTTGAAGAACAAATGAATAATGCTAGGACATTGGTGATCGACTTCCCCGTTAAAGCTACTGCTAAAGATACCAAAAATAACGTATCATTAGCAGATCAAATGGATACTTATTTCCAATTCCAGGAAAATTATACAGACCACAACACTTCTATAACTATGACTGTTAAAGAGAATGAGTGGGATTTGGCTAAAGAATTAGCTTGGAAAAATTGGGATAAATGGATGGGGGCATCCTTTTTATCTCACGATGGGGGAACTTATGAGTTAGCCCCATACGAGGAAATCACTGAAGAGGAGTATAATAATATTAGTGCCTCATTTAAAGACTTTGACCCATCCTTGTTATATAAATATGAAAAAGTCGAAGTAGAAACTGAACTTATAGACGAAGCATGTGAATCTGGAGTATGTCCGATTAGATAAGGAGGCTATTATGCCAGCAGGAGAGCAGTTGCGACAAAGAGTTTCTCAGTTCGCAGTAAAGTATGATGAAGCGGGTCACGTTTGGAGAGTTTTAGACACATGGGATAAATCTCTAGAGAACCTTCAAGCTGAAGATGAGATACCAGACGATCATAAGGCCATGGTGCTATTACCCATGGCAGCCATGATCGAGGTAGTCAGATCAGCGGAAGAATTAAATTTGCTTGAACATATGTTTGGGGGAGTTTCCGAAGAAGATGTAGCTGAGATTCAAGAAAAACTAACTGTTTCTGAGTCTACTATAAAAACTCTGAAAGAACAACTAGAATTAGCTAGAACAACAAATCCTGAATCTAGCGAACCTTTAATCGTGAAGGAACAATTATCAGATCAATCGCAAGTGACGCTAGCAGCTATAAATGCCCTCACACAAATAACAGGTCAAAGTCAGATCGACAAGGTGGTAAA